ATGAGTGATCCCACTATTCGCCAACACCTCGCACACCTACGCCTGCGGAACATCCGCGCCGCCACAATCACCCACCGCGACGGCCAACTCAGGCGACTGCACGCATGGCTCGACAAGCCACTGCTCGACGCGACCGAACGAGACCTCGAACGCTGGCAACACTCCCTCACCGTGTCCGCCTCGAGCATCTTCACGTACACAGTCCACGTCCGCGGCTTCTACGCCTGGGCCCACGGCGCCGGCCTCATCGAATCGGACCCAGCCCGGAACCTCGTCCTGCCCCGCATCCCCAAACGCCAACCCCGACCGATCTCCGAAACGGACCTGTCGACCGCCCTCCGCTGCGCCCAACACAATCAGCAGCTCTACGCCTGGCTGCTGCTCGCCGCATTCTGTGGCCTGCGCGCCGGCGAGATCGCCGCTATCCGCCGCTCCGACCTGCGCCTCGACGAGAACCGCGCCGGATTCCTACTTGTTCACGGCAAGGGCGGTGCCGAACGAATCGTGCGCGTCCCGGCCGGTGTCGTCGCCGAACTCCGGCCGTTGATGCACTCGACAGGACCGATCTTCCGCCGCCCCAACGGCACCCCGTGGCCAGCCAGCCACCTGTCCCGCGTGGCCTCCCAATACTTCAAGGGCCTCGGCATGGAATGGACTCTGCACACGTTGCGGCACCGGTTCGCCGCCCGCCTATGCGATGCCGGCGCTGACGTGCGCGACGTACAGGCACTGCTCGGACACTCCAGCCTCGCCACGACCACGATCTACCTGTCCCAAGCCACCAGGCACGCTGCCGCATCCGTAGACAAGCTCGGCGACGGACTCGCCGTACTCACCCGACGCCAACACTCCCGCAAACGATAGGAGAGACTGCCATGACCACCGTCACCAACAACGCAATCGAAGCGTGGTCCAACCTGACCGAGAAGGAACAGTTCTACGCGATCGGGGTACTTGCCTGCGATGCCCCCGAGCTCCTCGAACGGGCCGCCGAGTTGGCGCGGGAACGCACACGCGAGTTGGGTCTCTGACCTGTGACGCCGGGGTGGGAGGGGAAGCCCGCCCCGGCGTCCCCGGTGAGACGGCGCAGACCAGATGGGATGATCTTGCTCATGACGACACCGAACGCCGGCTGGCACCCCGACCCCGCAGACCCCAATCTGGATCGCTGGTGGGACGGCCGGCAGTGGACCGACCGCTCCCGCCCCCGCGGCACGACCGCAGCCACGGCCGCCGAGGCCCGAAACGGCAAACGCATCGGCGCCATTGTCCTCGGGGTCCTGGTCGTCGCCGGCATCGCCTTCGCAGCGAAGTCCGTCGCCAACCAGCCCAGCGAAGAAGAGCAGGCCGCCGCGGCCGCCGCCACATCCTCCCGTGACGCCGCATCCGACCGCGCCTACCAGGAGCAACTACTCCTCACCCGCGCTGAGATGACGTGTCAGGAGTTGGTGACCGGATCGTTGAAGTCGCCGGGCACCGCCGAGTTCGTCGACGTCACCACCAAACGCCGACCGGACAACAAGATCGTCACCACCGGCTCCGTCGATTCGCAGAACGGGTTCGGAGCGATGGTGCGGTCGTCGTTCACCTGCACCACGGTGAACGAGCGCACGACCCTGGATTTCATCGGCTGATCCCGGACACGACGAAACGCCCCCAGCCTCACTGTGGAGGCCGGGGGCGTTTTCATGTTCGTGCCGGAAGGGTTACGACTCGTCGAGGGTCACGTACGTGCCTGCTCCTGCTGCGATCAGGAACGAATAACCTAAACTGGAACTCTTGCGTGCCCGCACCCCAAGCGTGTCACCGGCGGCGAGCGTCACACTGTGCGCGTTGAACGCCCACGTCCGGTTACCGGCATACCACGCCACGGAGCCCGTCGAAATCGACTGCAACACCGTGCTGTTGTGCACCAACTCGAGCACCGCCGAGTAGTCGTTGGCGCCGCTGTTGGCGGTATTGATTTGGGCGCGCACCACACCTGCGCCGGCTGCTGGGGTCAGGCGGTTCGACACGATCACCGTTCCCGAGTAGCCAGGACGCGCCACCATCCCGGTGATGTCGGCGATGGTGTTCGAGCTGATCGTCTGCGTCGAAGCGTTCTTCTCCATGCCCATCGGTGTGAACGTGACCGACTGCTGCGTTGTCGACACCGTCGGGGTGGTCGACACTACCGCGGTGCGGTAAGCCACCTCCCGGGCCGTCACCGACGCTGTCGGGCTCACCGACACAGCAGCGGCGCGAGACACGATCTGAACCGTCGTGACAGCGATGTTCACCCATCCCGAAGCCGGAGCTGACACCACGCCGGCAACGGAGGCATTTACCACCACCGTCACATCCACACCCGGCTCTGCCATCACGATGCGGGTAGCGACCGAGTCGATCCGCACCGGAACCGACACCGCACCCGCCACTACAGCAGCGTGGGCCACGATCGGCTCCACCACCGCGTCGATGGTGGCTTCGCGTGCCAGGTCGCCGCCGATCGCCACCGTCGCCACGTCGACACCGACCGTCGCCTCCACCACCGGGGCGGCGAAACCGATCCCGAACGTTGTCGTGTCGACCTCGACGCCGGCATCGACCACGGCAGCTGCCACCGGCAACGCCACCGCAGCCACCGCAACCGGGGCATCAACCCCAGCCGCAGCCACCGCAACCGACCGTGCCTGCGCCACAGCGGCGAACTCCACCACCGAGCGCAGCACACCAGCGACCACCGCAGCAGCCCCGACAAGCGCATCCACAGGCACCGAACGATGACCGATCATGAACGTCGCCACCTGCACCTCGAGCGCGGCAACGACCTGAACCGCAACGTCGATGTCCCGACGCAACGGAGGCTGCAGGAACCCGCTCGGAGCCACCACCACAGACACCAGCGGCCGACCAGAGACCACACGCTCCACATCCGGCACCAACGCCGAGACGTGTTCCGCACCAGGCCTCACATCCGTAGTCGAGGCTGGTACTGGGCGCGGCGCCGACACCACCACCGGCACAGGCCGGGACACGTTACGTCCCCTGCGGCACGTTCAGAGTCGGGGTCACACGCAGCTTCGCAGCAGCACCGAACGTCGCCGACGTGATGGACTGCGACCACAGAAACGTGGTGCCGGCTGTGTTCCAGCATCCGATGTGAGTGAAGGTGCCGGCGGGCACATCGAACTCCACCTCCGATCCGGCAACGGAACCATCCGATGCGCCTGGTGTCCAGGTTGTGGTCTTGCGTGCGTACGAGCCGCCGCTGGCTTCCGACCCGCCCGTGGTGCCAGGGTCGGCGGTGTGCAGCGACAGCACCGCCCCGAGGCTGGACAGGTGCGTTGCGAGTGATTCGCGGGTCGCGTCGGTGAACTTTGCCATTATCTGCTCCTAGTCTTTGCGAACGATCTTGCCGCGATACCAGCACAGGTCGAGTGTTTCGGTGTCGGGTTCGACAGCGGGGTATCGCACCATCAGCCGGTACCGGTAGTTGTGGGGGATGGTTTCAGCTTCTGTAGATTGCACCCAGAAGTGGATCCAGTCGTCGGTGACCTCGGTTGCTTCCCATGTTGCTATCAGCGGGGACTCGACCTTGGCGTCTTTGCTGATTTCGATGCGGGCTGTGGTGCCTGCCGGGAATGGGGTGTCGTTCGCTCCGCGTTCGTAGTAGCGAGCGAAGTCCTCACCGCGGGTGAGACGTTCATTCCGTTCGATCGGCTCACCCATCGGTGTCCTCCACTAGTTCGTAGCCTGCGATGCGCAGCGCGAGCGCATGATCCGGCTTGTCCGTCACATACGTGCCCGGTTGCGGCTGCAGATCCCGCGTGAACGCCGCACCGTTCGGCGTCGCCAACAACACACACAACTGACCGGGCTGACCGAACAGCGGCGGCTGGTGATACAGCAGAAGATGCTCCGTGCCCTTCGCCGGAGGATCCACTTTGTACAGCGTGCCCGGTCCCGCGAACCCACCCACCTCATCCATGACCTTCACGGCCGTACCCATCGAAACCCCTCCTACAGCGTGGTGAAGTTGACGACCGGAGTCTTCGAGGACTCGTTGAGGCCCAGGTCCACGGCATGAACCGACACCGCATACGTGGTATTCGTGGTCAACCCGGTCAGATCCAGCGACACACCCGTGGTCCGGCCGGCCTCGTTGCCGTTCACAGTGACCACGTACCTGGCCACCGCGATGTCGTCCGTCGATGCGGTCCACGACACACGCGCCGACGTCGTGCCGATGTTCGTGACCGTCACCCCGGTAGGCGTAGATGGGGGCAGCCCAGCGGTGTCCTCGATGTAGGCGGTGATGTACACCGCGCCGCTCGCACCCTTGCCACCGTTTCCGGCAGTGCCGAACGATTCGTAGCCGCCGCCACCACCTCCGGGACCGGCAGGCCAACCACCATCACCGCCCCGGCCGCCATTTCCGGCACCACCCTTGAGTGCGCCACCACCACCACCGGAGCCCAGACCGATCTGCCCAGCCTCGAGGCTGCGGCCGTTCATACCAGGGTTGCCGGAGCCGTCCGGCTTGCCCGGCTCACCACCCATGCCGAACGATCCGTCGCCGCCATACGTGGCTGGCACGTTGTTGAAGCTGACGATCGCGCCGCCCGTGCCGCCGCGCACACGGAAAATCTGCGTGCCCGTACCGTACGCGCTGCCCGTCGCACCGTTCGACGACAGCAAAGTCCCGAACGACGAATTGCCGCCGGGGTCGCCGGTCTCGCCATCACTGTTTCCCCCGGCGCCGCCGGCGCCGATCGTGATCGGAACAGACGAAGGCAACTCCGATGCCAGGAATGTTTTCTTCGACCATCCGCCGGAGTAGCCGCCCTGGCCGGGTCGGTAGGCGCCGCCGGAGCCACCATCGTTCGACCTGCCACCTCCGGACGACCCGGAGATGCAGTCCACGATGATCTTCTTGAGCCCGATCGGCGGGGTCCAGATCGCGTTCGTCGAATACGTGTACAGCCGCACCAGCTCGTCACCGATGACGATCTCGTCGATGCGGTTGTCGAGACGAGTGACCTCGCGGTACATGCCGAACGTCGTCGCGACCTCTTGGTGGAATCTGTCCTGGGCGCCGCCCCACGCGTTCAACGGTGCACCGTTCATCGCCGACTTCGCATCGCCCTCGGTCTGCGCCTGCCACGACGCGAACAGTCCGGTAGCGAGAGACCCGGCAGGGGACGCCCCGTCAGGTGAAGTCATGATCACGCTCCTCGCGTCGGATCTTGATCAGCACCAGCAGTCGATGCAACAACGTCGCCGTCAACGCAATCAGCATCACCGCCCGAACCTCGGCACTGCCCGGATAATCACCGAACAGCCACACCGACGCCATCTGCGTTCCGATCAACCCCAACGCCACTGTCGTCGCCATCACCGACCGTCCGGCCTGCGTCTGCCGCCACGGCTGCCGCGCGTACACCGCCACGAACGACCACGCCAGCACCGCCATCGCGATAAGCAGAATCTGCGACTCGGTGTGCGGATCGAAGTAGATCATCACCGCGACACCCGCAGTACATAACGCCGCAATGCAGGCACTTATCACGCATTCCTCCTGCGGCCCATAGCGATCTCGATCGACTCACCGAAATTGTTACGCTGACGCGCGCGTTCCAGCCGGGCTGTCACCTCGGCGACCCGACGGTCGCGTTCGGTTTCCTGCTCGAGTTTCTTGTGCACCTGCTCGAGCTGGTCATGCCTGAACCGTTTGTGCCCGAGCCATCGCATCACCGATCGCCCACTCTCTCATCCGGTTCCGCGGCGGCACGCTGAATCTTCTCCAATGCCTCCGCCGATGTTTCGGCCCCGCATATCAGCCGGTCGACCTGGGTGTCCCGCTTGTCGAGCAGCTCCTCGAGCTTGTCGATGCGCTGCTGCTGGATCGTGACGATCGTCCGATGCAGGGTGCGTGGGATCAGGCCGCCGGCCAGGATCAGGAGGACGGCGAGAGACAACAATCCAGTGAGTCCGAGGTCGGCGACGGCGATGCCCGCCACGGATTCCATGCGCTACCCCCGGCGGATGAATGGGTCGACGTACTGCTCCCGCAGATCGTTGATGTGATCGATGCCCGCCTGCACGTGCGGCTGGACACGCTGAGCGGCGCGCTCGAACCCCACCTCGACGGCCTGCTCGATCTTCTGCTCCTGCGCCGGCGACGTACGATCGACGAACAGTCCGGCAAGGAAATTGCCGAGCGTGGTCAGGACCAGCGTGGCGTACCCGAGGTACTCCGCCGATTCGCTCTCAGTGATCAGCCCGGCGCCCACCGCGATCGCGCCGAGGATGGTCAGGAGACCGTAGATCGCCTGCCGGATAGCCGGGTAGTTCTTCGCGAAGTTCTTCACTGCAGCCTCCGGAGAAGGTCGTCGAGCTTGGATTCGATGCGGACCTGCCGGGCCGCGACGGTTTGCAGGAGCGCTACCTGTGAACGCCCGATGCCGTCGGGGACGTCGGCGTACTCGGGGCGGATGTCGTAGCCGTCCCACACGGTCTCGTTCCATACGTCGCACCAGACGTCGTACGGCCACGGTTCCTGCGGCGACCGGGTCGACGGGTTGACGTTGTCGGGTCGCTGGATCTGCCGGATGCGCCCCGGCTGTGGATGCAGCTGCCCGGCGCCTTGCTCGACGATGTCTGCCACGGGCTCCCCCTTGGGTTGGGCGCTGCCGAACAGCGCGCGAAGTTCTTGTCCGGTGCCACGGAATGCGTTGACGTCGATCGATTGGCCAGCGACCTGGCCGCGTTCGGAGAACTGCAGGATCGCCACGGGCGGGGCGCCGGTGTGGAACTCCGCCCACCCGGCGTGCTGGTCCCCCGGGTACAGCGCGGAGGCGTAGCCGGTGCCGTTGACGTAGTGGCTGTTCCAGATCGGCGGGGTGCCGTCCAATCGTGGGGCGCCCATGTGGCCGGTCCAGTACCAGCGCGGAAGGTAGTTCGCGAACACTCGCATCCCACGCTCTTCGATCGCCCGGATCAGGGCACGCATGTTGTCGATCGAGCCTCGGGTGTTGGTGTCCTCGTAGTCCAGCTGGATCGGGATCGAGGTGTCACCGAGGTGGGCGAGGAGCGCATCGGCCTGGCGGTTCACGTCGACGTTGTTGCGTGCGAAGTGGTACCCGCCGAACAGGCCCGGGAAGTGCTCGCGCATCTGGTCCCGCGCGCGCGGCCAGAACGGGTCGCGGTAGCCGTCGCCCTCGGTGACCTTGTGGGTGGCGAACACGAACCCTTCGCGCTTGGCCGCGGCGAAGTCGAAGTTGCGCTGATGGTTCGAGCAATCAATCCCGAATAGAGCCACGTTGTCTCCTCTTCCTCCTCGCCCACTCCGCACCCCGGTTTCGCGCACACGTCCTGCACGCGCGGTTCCGGCCGCCTGAATTGGGAATGGTGTTCTCTGGGGTGAACTCGTGACCCCACTTGCAATGGGTCTTGCTCGCGTTGTTGTGCATCCCGTGCTCGACGGTGTCGAGGAAGTTCTCCGAACGAGTCCCCCACTGGAGGTTCTCGACCCGGTTGTCCTGCGGGTTGCCGTTCAGGTGGCGAGTGTGTGTGTCGCCTTCGGGTCGAGGCCCGATGAAAGCCTCGAGTACGAGGTGATGTACGTATCGCGTCCTTCCGCTAAGGATCACGTAGTGGTAGCCGCCCCGCTTTGCGGTTCCTGGTTTGAGTGCCCTGCCACGAATGAGTCGAGTCGACCCAGCCCGACCGGCTACATGCCGATCGATGCTGCGCACCTGCCCCTCGTTCGACACCTCGTAAGCTCCTTCGAATCCGACTACCGGCCTCCACATTTCAGTCATGTACCTATTATAGTTGGTGACTCTGACATCTACTGCTGACATCGATGCCGTAGAGGGTCATCGGTTTCCCTTCGGTGGGACGAGCTGAGCGAAGCCCTCGCGCACGTAGTCGGAGTAACCCACGTGTTGTGCGGCGGCAGGTGCCGGCGGTGGCACCTCGTCCGGGAACAGCGCCCCGGCAAGGAGGGGAAGTGGGTCGAGTCGGTTCGGGCCAGGCGGCGACCACACGGCGCGGTGCCACTCGACGTGGACATGCGGAGCGACGCCGCCGTTGGTGTTCGAGTCGGGGTTTATGCGCGCGATACGCTGACCGGCCTCCACCCGCTGTCCATTTCGGACCTCGGGGATCACATGGCCATACACGGTGGTGCCGCCACCATCCGACGTCGGATGGTCGAGCACCACCCACTGCCCGAACCCGGACGCCGGGCCGGCAGCCCACACGGTGCCGCCCTGCACGGCGTACACCGGCAGTCCGCCGGAGCCGCCTTCGCGGCCGAAGTCGACGCCGAAATGCATGGTCCCCCAGCGCGGGCCGAACGGTGAGGTTACCAGGTGGCCGCGTTGCATCGGCCAGAACTTCGCGGCCATCAGATCCGCCCCTCACGTATCCACGCCACAATCACCTGACGCACGTGCTCCACCAGCGACCTGTGCACACCACCGACCGGATCCAAACCCAGTTCCATGCAGGCGTCCTCCACCACCAGCCGTGACACCCCGAAATCCCGGGCCATCCGACCGACCTCCACCACATCCGGGACACCCATCACAACCCCATATGCGCAAGAATGCGATCCACCACCGCGCGATCCACCAGATCCCCCGGCTCCCTCGCCGTGATCCCGAAGTGTCCGAGAATCACCTGCAGATCCATCACCGGGATCTCCAAACGCCGCGCCAGATCATCGACCCGGAACTTCGAATCAGGCACCGGGATCGACGTGTCACCCTCGAGACCCATCTGCTCGAGCACCACATTGCGCAACGCCGCCTGATCCTGCTGCGGCATACCCTGCACCAGATCCTTCATCGTCATGCGCGGCGGATCCGGGTCGTCGATGTCCACCCACTCGCCCTGCGCGGTCCATGGGTTCGTCACCGTCGCCGGCGGCCGATACTTCAAATGACGCTTCCCGCCCGTCGGCCGGGCACCGAGCAGCCACATGCGCCACGACTGCAGTTCCCAGAACTCGACCTGCGTGATCATCGGGGCGCCCTGCACTCCCGGCATGGCCGTGAAGAACGGCAAGAACGCCTGCCGCGGGTTCTTCGGGTCGCAGTTGTCGAACAACGGCACGCCCTTGCCGTCCCACCGCGGCCACTCGTTGAACGTCTTGCCGCGGATCTTGCCGGGCGCGAACCGTGACAGATCAGCCACGACACCTCCAGTCGGTAGTCACCAGACTCCGGCCTGCTGGAGTCCTTCGATGAGTGCCTCGATGCGCTCCCACGCACGCTGCACCGGGTCCTGCAAGGCCCGGTCGTCGCCGATCGCGACCGTCCACTCCGGCCACGTCTCCCGATCCCACACCAACCGGACCTTCGAGATCCTGTCCATGTAGATGCGGCCGGTCTTGTCACCTCGGATCGTGTAACCAGCGCGGTCACCGACCCACACATGGCCCTTCTCCCCGATCCAGAACGGTGCGCCGTCACGGGCATTGAACTCGTGGGTGGCGAACGATCGGGTCGCCCAGAACCCGGCACGCAGCACCATCAGCGAGGCCAGGGTGTAAGCCTTGCCGCCGCCCTGAGCGAAGAACTCGAAGTAGCGTTGCCATCCCGAGTTCTGTGATCGCGCATTGCTGTACGCGACCATCCATGCGAGGATCACGTCCGTGTACAGCGGTTGCAGCAACGCGTCGACGGCACCACCGATCGGTGGCACACCAATCATCATTGCGATCATGTCGCCGGCCATCTGAATAGTGGCCGAGATCGCTTCATTGATACCGGGCATCGAATGCCCACCCGTGAGGACCTGCACACCCTTGCTGGGGGTCAGGCGATGCCGGTAAGACTCCAGCCCGGAGATCTCCCCGTCACGCCACACCGCGAACGGCAACTGCTTCTGCGTCCGCTTGCTGCCGGGCTCGTAGTAGTCCGGCGGGATCGTGGTGTCAGTGACCAGATGCTCGGTCGAATCGATGAAGTCCGACGCGAACTGCTGGAACGTACGGACCAGGCCGTCGAAGATGGTGCCGCCGTTCGAGGTGCCGGTGTACACACCGGAGCGGTCCTCGAACGACACAACCCTGGTGCCGTGCCGCAGGTTCGCCCCCGGCCACGGCTCCTGATCACCGTCGAGGTAGGTGCGGATCACGCAGGTAATCTCGCCGTCCTGCATGATCGGCTTCGCCAGTTCGTGGAAGTTCTTGAACCGCGACACCACAATGCCCCACAGCGCACCCGAAGCCATCGAATCGGCGAAGCTGATCGGCTTGACCACCATCGGCCACGCCGACCGGTCCAGGCCGTTCTGCTGCGACGGATCCATCGGATCGCTCGGCAACATCCAGTTCGACGCGTTCTCCCGCATCAACTGGAAATGCAGCGTCGCGGACAGAATCCACGGAATCGGACCCGGCAGAAGAAACACCTTGGGGAACTGGAACGCAGCCTGGAACCAAGGGTTGCTCCACGCGGTGTACCACTTGAGCCGTTCCATGTCGGACGCGAACCGCGCCGTCACCATCTGCGTGCCGTCCTTGGCGAGCTCCAACTCGGCGTACTCGAGCAGCCCCGAGATACGCGAGTCGCCCTGCTCCACGGTGATCGTGATGTTGCGCTTCTCGCCGCGCTGCAACCTGCCGTACTCATCCATCAGCCACTGCCCGACCGGATGGTCGTACTCGTGGCGGATCTCGATCGGCGCGGAGTCGTTCTCCACCAGCTCGGCGCTGCCGCTGTCCTCGGCCTGGACGACATGCTGCAGGCGCATCTCGCCGTCCCACAGCCGCACCAACGGCATCTGCTTGCGCAGATTCTCCTCACGCTGCTCCGCAGCCCGGGTCGCCTCCCAGATCGCCTCACACTCGTCGAGCAGCGCCTGCTCCTGTGCCGTGACCGTCATGTCACCCCCTTCACCACTTCTGCAGCCCGTACATGCGCGACCAACGACGCGGCTGCACCAGCTGCACCATCGCGCCCTCCGCCGGCACGTTCGTCACCGACACCGGCAGCGTCTGCCGCTGCGTGTACGGCGGGATCACATACTCGAAGAACATGCCCGGCACCGGCATCTGACCGAGCAGGTTCGTGTCGTGCTTGTCGCGGACCATCAGCTTCATCGGATCCAGATCCACCACCGCGCCACCGTTGATCGCCGTCAACGTCGGCATGATGATCGCCCGCTGCGAGTCGTCACGGCCCGTCAGCTTCGACACCCCCGGATGCCGATCCCCGGGCGGGCCCTCCCACGACACATCAGGCAGCACCCAGTCCGCGATTGTGCAGATCCACTTGTGGTACATCGGCAGATCGGTGGGGTTCTCCACCTCGATCTCGCCGGCACCATCAGTGAGGGTGAACCACGACGTGACCTCGTCCGGCTCGTACCAGAACGGCATCCCAGCCCGCAGCGGCAGGATCGGATTCGAGTAATCCATCCGGAGCGGATCGGTATCCGGATTGAAATCCGGAGCCTCGTACAACTGCACATCCAGCGACCGTGTCGAGTTGTCGGTAATCGCCTCGATACGCGCCAACCGGGCATCGTGATCCCAAGGATCCTCGCGATAGTCGAACGCCTGCCGGAACCTCGAGTCGATGTCCTCCTGGTCCCCACCAGGCAGCCGCTTGGCGGTGACGTGGAAACCGAGCGAGAGATCCCGCACCTCATGCCACATACCCTTCATGCGGCCACCCGGCTCCCGCGCCCCGGACCGCCACGCAGAGCGGACCGGGGCATCGTAGAGACCCTTCACCTGATCCTGACCTAGCCACACACCTTCGGCGCCACCGTCCTCGCCATACACCGGCCAGAACGACCCGTCACAGCCGTGGACGTTGACAGTCACCGAGGGCATCAGATCGGCCTCCCACTATTTCGAATCACGTTGCGGCTTTGAACCATCGCTACCCTGCGAGCGATCTCATCGACGATCCGCTGATCAATCAGCCCATGCGCCTGCACCGTCACCGAGTTGTCGACACTCTGCGCCGGCGCCGGTGCCGTCGTGGTGCCGCGCTGCGCGAACGCCTGCGCGATCTCACGGCCAGCCGACCAGAATCGGTGGTTCGGATCCAGCAGCGTCCCCTCGAGACCGAGGATCTCCAGAGCAGCATCCGCGCCGATGCCGGCCATCTGCTCCCCGTACTGCTTGAGCCGTTCCTCGTACTGGTTAGGTTCACCCGACTGGGCGGCCATCGTCGAATCCGGGGTCGTCATCGAACCCGACGGAGCAGAATCACCCGATCCGGTGAACGACTCGACCGTTCTCGTACCGTCCGGCCAGTTCGTGACGAACACCGACACGACATCCTTCGACGGGGCCGCGGCGCCGCCGGAACCACCAGCAGCAGACCCGCCGCCACCACCGCCACCGCCGGTGCCGCCCGCGCGAGGCCCGGGACCGGAAGTCCCGCCACCCATCGGAGGCAGACCGGTGATCTGATCGATCTGCGCCCGACCCGAACCCAGATCCTCCATCGTCGGATCGTCACCGCCGGACGCGCCAGGCCAGTGCCACACCATCGGTAAGTCGGTCGCCCCGTCAGCGCCGCGACCGTACTGGATGCCGTTCGAACCGTCCGACTCGATATTGACGCCGTACAGGGTGCCGGCCATGTGCCCGTTCACCCCGACACCACCGTCGGTGCCGATGGAGAACCCGTCCGGGTCGTAGCCACGCTCCCACCCCATCGATGCGAAGTCGGAGCCGGTGACGAACCGCACACCCTGCCCGGTGCCCGCATTGAACACCGCAGACAGGTAGCCGGAGCAGTCGAGGCCGCCGTACACGTACGGCTCGCCGTCGTGCGCCTTGGCCTTCGAGATCGCGGCATCGGCGTTGAAGTAGCCGCCCGCCGCGAACGCCGGGATAGTGCCGTTGTTGATGGCCTCGAGCAGCCCGCGGTACTTCCTGGTGGCTGCAGCGTTGACGACGTACTCGCCGTTCGACAGCCACGACAAGATGCTGTCCGAGGTGCCCGTGCCGGGGCCGGTGATGAACCCGCCGGTGGCGTTCCGCGGCAGCCCCGAGTCGTAGACCGTGGGCCCGACAAAGTTCGGATCCACACCACCTGCGGCCCGGCGCTGCTTGAGCGTCACCCACACGTCGACGTTGCGGCCGTCGTTGTTCCGGACGAAGTCGTCGACGATGCGCTGACCTTCGGAGGTGTTCGCGAACACCTGGAACGTGCCGTCCGGCAGCTCCCGCACCGTCAAACCGAGTGCCTCGAGCTCTGCGCGACGCTCCGGCGAGTTGTCCTTGATGATGATGGACTTGCCGTCCGGGATGCCCAGCACCGAATCGCCGAGTGCCCGCATCAGCCGCGCCGAGTTCTCCGCCGCCTGACCGCCGGCCGCGATCCCGTCACGGGCAGCCTGCAACCCGGGGCGCATCGTGTCGATGCTGTCCGCCAAACCGCGCGCCTGATCACCGGCACCGAACATCGAGTTGCCGAAGTTCTTCATGCCCTCTTCGACGGACCGAAGCTCGCTGGCCTGCTCGCCCATGCCTGGGATGATGCTGAGGAAGTCAGCAGACAATCCGACCGCACCGGCGAGCAGGTTCGTGACGGTGCCGACCATCTGCGCCATACCGTCCGCGAAGCCAGCCCACGCCCGCAACGCACCCGAGGCGAACCCGGCGAACGAATCCAGAGCCGACAGCGCCGCCACACCGAGGTCGGTGAAGAACCCGATGATCTCCGGCTTGTGCTCCGACACCCACGTCGCAAGATCGGTCATCATCGGCGCGAACGCCCCGGCCAGGGACAGTTTCAGGTCGTCGGCCTGTACCTTGATGGTGTTCATCGCCGACTGCCACGCCGCACCGGGGTTCGACGACATCGTGTCCGCGGCCTGCTTCGCCGCATCGTTCACCGCGCCGAACGCCGCCTGCGCCTTCGACGGATCCCAGTTCGTGAAGCTGTTGATGAAGTCGCCGGCGGTGTCACCGAGAAGGGATTGGGTGACGGCGGCGCGCTCGAGGGGGTCCTCGATCTGCCGGATCGAATCGAAGATCCGATCGAACGCGGCCTCACCCTTCGGGCCGCCCTCGGACAGGGCCGTGAACAACTCGTCGACAGGCAGACCCAGCGACCCGATCGCTTCCTTGACCGTGTCGCCCTCTTCGACCATGCGCCGGCCGAACTCGCGGATCGCGTCACCAGCCCGGTCGGTGTTGTCGACACCGTTCTCCATGGCCTGATTGACCAGACCCATCGCGAACTCTGCCGAGAACCCCGTCTGCTTCCAGCCGTTCGAGTACTCGGACAGAGTATCGATGAGGTCGTCGCCGATGTTTCCGCCGCGCTGGTAGCCGCGGACGATGACGTCGAACGCTTCCTGCGAGGATCCGACCAGATCGTTCTTCATCAGCGCCGACACAGCCCGGATGGTGTCCGTCATCTCGCCGCCCATGAGGTCGGTGACGACGTTCAGGCCCTCGATGACGGGCTGCATCTGCCCGGCGGTTTCTTCGCCGGAGAGGATGCCGGACTGGATGGCGAGCTGCGCTGCCTCCATGTTGGCGTTGACCGATTCTCCCCACGCGTTGGAGAAGGCGGCGCCGGCGGCGGTGCCGATGGTTGCCATGGTGGCGTCGTTGACGCCGAGGCGTGCCTGGATGAGGTCCCGTTCACCTTGCTGCCGCATGCCGTCGGCGACGGCGGTGGCGAGGACCGCGCCCGCGGCGAGACCGATTGCTCCGACCCCGGCGAGAGCTGCGCCGATGGGTCCACCCTTGGCGCCGAGCGATCCGATCTGTCCGGAGAATCCGGCGAGGAACTGTGCGCCGCCGGAGTCCCCGGCCATGCCGGAGATGCGGTCGGCGGCGCCCCCGAGACGGTCCCCGACGGCGTCGCCTAGGCCAGAGAGGCGTTCGGAGAAGCCGGAGGAGAATCGCCGCCCGGCTTGTTCGCCTTCGTCGCCGCCGGTGTCTCGGAGGCGGCGGGAGACGTCGCGGTCGATGTCTCGGGTGCCGCGGACGAAGTTGTCGGAGAAGTCGTCTCCGGCGCGTTGCCCGGCGCGGGCGAGATCACGCTGGAGGTCACGCGCAAGGCCGCTGGTCTCCGCCGCTATTGACACGTACGCTGTGGCGAGTTCCACGGCCATGCAGACCTCCTATGCAGGTTGTTTCCAGCCCAGCCACGCGTCCATCTCGTCGGACGGCAGCGGGGCGTCGCCGATTTTCTCCGGCTTCTCGATCCCTGGGCGCGCGATGGGCTTCGGATGGTTCACGTTCCGGTGCCCGTCCTTGGTTTGCGCCCACCGCAGCCAGTTGAGGACGTCCACGCCGGCGGCGAGGAGCTGCTCGAGCCGCCCCCACCCGGCGTCCTCGGGACTGAGTGTGTGGAACAGCTCCGAGTGCGGGTCACGCAGGGCCTTCTTGACGACGGCCTTGACCTCGGTCCATTCGCAGTCCGGGGTGCCGAGGTGGGCGAGCCGGACTCCGACGTGGAGGCAGTCGTACTCGATCGCCTCCCGGTGCTCGTCGACGAGCGCCAGGAGGGCGGTTATTCCCCCAGGCTGATTCCGGAGTGCTTGTACCAGGCCTTGCGGAACTCGGCGAATTCGTCGCCGGACAGTTCGTCGATCAACTCGAGGGTGTCGTCGTCGGCGACCTTCTCGAGGATGGTGAAGAACTGCTGTCCTTCGGACTGGTAGCGGATGCGGCGGATGACGCCGGCGTTGACGCAGCCTTGGAATCTGGGGAGGGTGATGGTCTTGCCGTCTTCGGTGGTGTATTCGAACTGGTCGTCGATGGTGGGCTTGGTGGGCATGTGCAGACCTCTTTCGGGGTGCAGACCGCGGTGGTGGGGCCCGGTGGGGTGGCCGGTCTGCGGGAGCCACCCCACCGGGGTTTGTGGGCACGACGAGTAGCCCCTTGAGGGGGCTGGGTCGTGCGATATGTGGGCGCCGATGGTGAGCCGCTTCTGACACGGCGCCGGCGGATACGGTCCGCGGTCTACTGCTGTGGCGGTGGCGACTGCTCATCGGTGTCGAGCAGTCCGAGCATGCGGTTCGCGGCGTCGAGGCGGGCCTGCCACTCGTCCACCTCGGCGTGCTTCGCCGCCCACTGTGTCTTCTGCTCGTCGGAGGGCCAGCCGCCCTCGCGGCCCCAGCGTTGGATGGTGCTGGTCGACATGCCGGTGAGGGCGGCCATCTCGCGGATCGATCCGCCGGCCAACAGCCCGGCGACGACGGCGGCGCGCAGCTCGGTGTCGGCGGCGTCGCGGGCACGCATCGCGTCGAGGATGCGCGCCCGCTCCGGATCGGGGATCAGTCCACGCTTCTGCGGAGTCACCCCGCGACGATACTGAACTCCTCGTCGCCGGCGTTGTCGCGATGGGGCAGGTCGTGTCCTCGCACCAGGCTGCAGCACAACGACTCGTCGGTCGAGTAGACACCGCACTGCGGAGCGCTGCACCGATGGTTCACGAGATGGTCGGGGCAGTAGTAGTTGCCGCAGCCTGGCTCATCGTCGTCCTTGTGACCGGCCGGGTTCTCGCCGCAGAGGCACCCGAGCCCTCGGTCGATCTTCGCGCTGCATCCTGTCGCGTCGCATTCCGCCTCGACGCCGTAGCCGGCTTCGCGGCCGTCCGGCAGGGCATAGTAGCCGTATCCCATCGGGAACATCCTCTCAAAGGTGTATCGATCGTCACCACATGGTGAGCGATTTCTGACGCCGGCTAACCACCGAGCGGCTCGGTCTCCCACTCGTCCGGCGTGATCTGGACCGGCATCAGGGGCACTAAGGGGTGGAATCCACCACACCGTCGTCGTAGTAGCGGTACACCTTCACGCCCGTCGCGTCCTTGAACGCCTCCACCGTGAGCGTGAACGACTGCAGCTCACCGGCCACCAGCGGCCCCTCAGTCACGTTCGACGGCTGCCCGTCCGGGATCACGATGCGGGTCTTCTTCCCACCCGCGCCCCGCACGTCGAACACCCACGTGCTGTGCGGCAGCTCGTCGCCGGTCTCCTCCACCGCGAACAGAGTGCCCGTCGACGCCGTCGCCGCGGTCGTGGTCACATTGTCCGCGCCGAACACCGCACCCAGCACGTCCGCATCGAACACGCCGTACAGGGTGAACGTGAACCGCGACGCGTGCTCGGTCTGCAGCTGCGCGATCACATCACCAGCCCAGTCGCGAACCGTGTTGGTCGAGCGCTCACCCTCCGGCTGCAGCCCGTCCTCCGACACGTAGCCGAGCGGCTTGATTGCCGCATCCACCGCGGTGGCAGCATCGGTCGGGACGGTCGAACCGAGAGGCCCGTTGAGAACGCCACCGGTCACCACCGGCTTCGCGTTCGAGATCTTTTCGACTGACGGTGCAGCCATGACATCCTCCTAGGTTTCGCAGACCTACGGAAATAGGAACTTGTTCAGGGGCAGACGAGAAGCTGCACCGTGCACTGGTATCGGGCCATCGACGAGTCCGGATCGGGGAACGGCACCGGCAGAGACGAAGCAACGCACCCGGCGACCCTGTCGTCGTCGTGCTCGGGCATCGACCGGACCAGAGCGCGCGCGCGTTCACACAACGCGTACGCCTCCGGCTCCGACTTCGCGTACGCCTGCAGGATCAACAAGGGTTCGGCAACAACACGGTTCCGTTCGTTCGCCGACCCCACATCGACCCGAACGAACCGGGCCGGGATCGGCGACGGAACCCTGCCGGCAACCTTCGCCGACTCCCCCAACGCCGCAAACTGGGCTTTGAGGAACCCGACCACCAGGGCCTGCACATCCGGGAACGTGACAACCTCAGCCACGGCCGGCATCCAGCGACTTGATCAGCGAGTTGTTCTTCGCATTCGAGCGCATCGCGATCGCGTTGCGGGTAAACACCGTGACCCGCCAACGCCCCTGCGGGCGCTTCGCTCCCTGCTGTGACCCGACTCCATAGTCCGCTTCCGGATTACCTACCCCCTTGGCAGCCGACGCGATACGGTCGCCCCGCTGTTCCAAGTCGTTGCGCACGCCGGCAGCGCGGCGCAGCTCGTAGAAGCCACGCTGATTCAGCCGTACTCGAGCAGGCATCAGCCCTCCACTCGTCTGAGGTTGACCGGCTTACGCCCTGGGCTCCACCAGGGCCCGTGGTCGTAGTCCTCGGGATGACCAGCGACTTCGAACTCGTCACCCGCGACGACCACTCGGTCCTGCGGACCGATCAGTGTTTGCGAGTCGACCACGAGGACGAGATCGACGATGACGCGGTCGTGCCCCGCGATCTGCGGTTCACTACTGGACGGCGACCAGTAGACCGCCGGCGTTGGCACCGGGTCAGACCACGACCGCCCCACGTTGCCGTGCTCGTCCTCGACTTCTGCCGCGAACGTTCGGATGCCGACAGTGAATGGGAGCGGGATGGTCACAGCGTCCGCTCCGACACCATGCCGACACTGACCGATCCCCCGACGCGCAGCCCTCGCAACATGATCTTGTCAGTGCTCGCCAGCCACACACCGCCGGAGGTGTTCTCCCCGAACGTGAGTGTTTCGCCGAAAGGCCCGGCGCTGCGCTGCACCGATTGCACACCGACCGCCTCAGTGGGCGTTTCCAGTGCCCGGGCGACCATGCGAGAGACGACCATCGGCACTGCGGCCGGGATCGGTTCGACGAACCCCCGGCCGCAGTAACCCTCGACGAGAACAGACGCCTCCTCGAGCAGAGCGGAAGCTCTACTCGTCTCCTCGGTCGTCAGACTTCGCCCGAGTCGAGCTTCGACGTCCTCGACGGTTGCCAGAGCCATCGCCGCTCACCTTCTCCCAGTTCTCGTCGCCTTCGACCAGGCCGGCGAGCAGTGTGTCAGGAACGACGCCGATCACGCGGCCGGTGGTCTTGTGCCTGTATTCGGTCACGGCGTCACATCCGGGGTGACGGCGGCGACCGGGGTCTTGCCGGCGCCGAGGCTGGTGGTGCCGTTGCCGAGGACGTAGGCGTAGCGGGCCTTGACGCGCAGCGCCACCATGTCGCGTTCGGCCAGGTTGATGCCGCCGACGGTGGCCTGGTCGAGGAACTTCACGGTGATGTCCTGGCGGACACCGATGCGGACCCGGGACGAGTCGACGAGGATCGCTTCGGCCGCGGCGCCGTCCCAGGCGCCGTTGCGGTTGAAGTAGGTGTTGAACCCGCCGAACGAGTCGTTCTGGAAGGCGAGGTTGCCGTCGGCGTTGCGGATGTTCGCGAGGCGGTACCGAAGCGCCAGCGACGCCAGGAGGGTGTCCGGGGCGTAGCCGGATTCGGCGATGGCCTGCGCGGCCTGGTTCGTGGCGCCCCACAGGTCCGAGACGTTGGCGGTGCCGTCGACGTTGGCGATGACCTGACCGGCAGCGGTGGCGGCCGGCAGCAGCGCCGCGGAGGTCCACGAGGCGGGCTTGTCGGTGCCGAAGATGATCGCCTGGTCGAGCTTCTTGCCGATCGCCGAGCCCGCCAGGGTGGCGATCTCGTCGAGGATGGCGACCGTCGCGTCGTCGATGACGTTCTCGTGCACCGGCACGATGACGGCGATCTCCTCGGCGACGAGGGTCTTGTTCGCCCAGGTCACCTCGGAGGTCGGCTTCACACCCTCGGGGGCGGTCGCCGACTCCGACACCCAGTCCGCCTCGGGCAGGGTCGCCAGGACCGGCATGTTCACCGTCTTGGTGCCCATGCTCACGGTGGGGAACGCCGACAGTGCGGTCGACGCGGCCGCCGCGGAGGACAGCAGGGTCTGGGAGTACGCATCCTCGATGAGGGATGCGACCTCGGCACGTGAAATGTCAGCCATCAGACTGACTCCTTTCTCTCATTCGCCCGCCGAGGTCGATTCCTCGCGGGAAGTTGTCAAGCGCCATTCCGCAGCTGGCGAAGAGCGGCAGCTGCGCGCTCTTTGCCGGTGGTTTGGCTGTTGGATCCGGTTGCGCCGGACTTGAGTCCGCCGGGCGGCGGGACCTTCTTCTTCTGGGAGCCGGAGTCGCGCCATTCGCGGATCTTCTGGGCGGACGCGCGAGCTTCTTCCTCGGTGTCCCCGCGGATCACCTCGACCGGAACGCCTTCCTCGGCTGCGATTCGCGTGTGAAGCGCGGATCGGCTGGCCTCGCTGGCCGTCTTCTCCGCGGCCTCTGCTCGTTCGAGCGCCTTCTGCAGCTCCGACTTGCTGGCCTGCTCGAACTCGTCGAACTTGCCAGCCTTCTCCTTGAGGTCGGCGTAGTCGGAGTACTTCGAGCGTTCCTGCTTGAGCCTCTTGGAGAGCCGTGCCTCGAACTCCTCCTGTGAGGTGATCGGTTCGAAGTTCGACCCGCCAGCCTGTCCACCACTGTTGTTCTGGTGTTCGTTGTTCTGTTCGTTGCCTTGCTGTTCCATCGTTTCTCCGTAAGCCCGTCGGCATGACCGTGCATTGACCGCTGCACGTGGGCGTTATCCCGCGGACGCGGGAAGCTCTACTTGGCGAGGCGTCGCATCTCCGCCATGACATCCTTGACGCTGATCGCGCCATCGCCTTGCGTGTTGCGAACCGCCTGGATGTACTGCTGCTCCCACTGTTCGACGTACGGTGGCGGCTCGTACGCGTCGCCCGGCCGAACCGGAACCGCTACACAGTGGCAGTGATCGTGGTACTTGTCGCCGATCTTCTGGGTGCCGCGTACTCGGACACCTTTCGCCTGGCCTCCGGCTTTCCGTTTGTCGTTGGCCCGGTAGTTCGTCGACACGGCTTTGCCGCGTCCACCGACCTGGTTCGCCGCTGACTCGGACGTGTAGACCGCGCCTCGAGTGGCGACCATGCGGCAGAACTCGCAGGCATTCGACGAGGCGTGCCGAGCCCACCGTGTGCCCTGCTCCTGGTTCGCGTTGAGCAGCACCGTTTGGCGAGATGCATCGAACACCGCCCGCTGAGCGAATCCCCCCATCAGCGACAACGGCGATGTGTTCGCGTTGCCGCCGAACAGTGGAGACAATGCCCAGCGGGTCGACGCCACCAACTTCGCTGGGTCCAGCGGATCTGCCGGCTCCGCAACGAAGTCGGTCTCGGGCAGCAGATCGTCGTACCACTGAGTGGTCAGGACCGCCGCGGCATTCGTGTACGTGCCGACGATCTCGGGCACCAGCTCGATCAGGACGTCACGGATGTACTCGGCGTCGTCGTTGTCCTTCACCCGCCGCCACAACGCCGCCAGATCCTGGTACGACAGGGTGGCGAGATCGACGAGCTGACCTTGCAGTTCGACGATGCTATTCAGCGACGGCATTGCGCTGCTCCGCGAGCTGGTTCACCTCGGGATCGGTTCGAGCCTGCTGCGCTGCACCAGTCAACGACTGCACCAGGTTCACCACCGTCCCACGCCGCAGGTCGTCACGAATCGCCTTGATCTGCTGCTGCGTCATACCCGGGATGATCGGCAGCAGCGACTCGATCGGCACGCCGGCCGCCGCCAGCTTCGACACGCCATCGACGACAGTCGCGAACGACCGCGCCTCGGTGTCACGCCAGACGACTTCGGCTCCGGTGTCGACGGCGGTGTCCTCATCGCCGTCCATCTCGGCGCCCAGGCGCAGCAGCTGCTCCCACGACTCGCCGAAGCTCTCCCGCTGAGCGGCGAGCTTGCGCTGCTGGTTCGCCTCGCCGGCGGCCAATGCCTCCGCCGACAGATTCACCATCTTCCCAGTCACCTGGGCCGGCGAGATCTGCGCGACCATCGCGACGTGCTCCATCATCTCGGCGAGGAGATTGTTGTAGCCGTCCACAGATGCCGCCGCCAGCGTCGTCGCCTTGACGTCCGGGTCGTCGAACGTCCACACCCGCGACGCCGACGCCTTCAACACCTCGGCAGCTTCGGCAGTCCACCCCGAGATGACCTTCTGCGGGAACGCCCCGAACCGGGACACGATCAGACGATCGAAGTTCACACTGTTGATCGCCTGCTGCGGAATGATCAGCGGCTCGATCTCCCCGACGATCACGTCATCCGCATCGCGCGCATTCACGAACCGCACGACCGGGCACACCGCGGTGCCGTTCTCCGTGGCCTCGTGCGGGAGCGGCTCCCCGAAACCGACGACCTTGATCCCACCGCGCGCAGCATCGGTGAGGCGATCGTCGATCGTGCCGTTCACGGCGGGGAGCTCCCCGAGATCCACCGGGTAGACGAACCCGTCGTCGTACAGGTATCCCCGTCGGCGAGGCTTGGCGTCCGTCGTGTCCACCCACGTCTCTAGGGCGTACTGCGGCCAGCGATCCACCTGCGGGTCCTCGTACACCGCCATTAGTTGCCGCGGCGACCGTGGCCGGAACACAACACCGTTGTCACCCGGTGTCGCAGTGACATACGAGGCCCCATACGTCAGGGCCGCCCGATACGTTTCCGCCTGCCTGGCGTCCATCCCGTTGCGCTGCCACAACGCCCACGCACTGTCGTTCTCCCGCGCGGTCGCAGTCCGGTAGCCCACGACCGACAGGTTCTGCGCGAACGCATCCCGCACGAGAGACAGCACGTTCTTCACCGACAGCTTGGCGAGGTCTTTCAGCTCCTGACCGGCGCCGTCTGGAACATCCGGCACGCCACGGCGACCGCGGACGTAGTCGTAGATCCGGTCGAGCTTGTCCCGTTCGCTGATGTGCATGGCCCACATGTCGCCGATCAGGGACTCGATATCGTCAGTTTCGAGCACTGCGCCCCCTCTCAAACGAATGTGGCTTTGCCGGTGCGTTGCCGGCCGAGCTTGGTGCTGTTCAATGCGATCCGCCGCCCGAGCAGCGCGCCGACCATGCACACCGCCAGGTCGACGAGCTTGTTCGAATCACGGTTCTCCTTGCCGAGCGTGATGCCCCACTGGTTGGGCCGGCGCTTGGCGTGCTGTGTGTGCAGGCGCAGTCCGGGATCGCCGTCGTGGATCAACGTTGCGTCCTCGTCGATCGACCGCTGAGTGCGTTCCGCCTGTTCGGTGAACAGCCGGTTGCGGTCCGCGGCGCCGCGCTGCGACATCCGCATATCGAACAGGACCGAATGGCCCTTCTCCCCAGGAGTTGCCCACAGTGGCAACTTCTTGCCCAGGTCGCGGTGCCACGCGTCGATCAGGTCCGCCCAGTACAGCGACTCGGTGTCGTCATCGCGCGCCGGTGACGGATCGACACCGAACCACACCACGTCGTATCGGTCGAACGCACGACGAACCTCGGCGTCGACTTCCTCGCGCGGGGCCAGCCATCCCTTGCCGCGGTCGCCGTGCGGACGTTGCCACACACCGAGAGTGGCAACGAACCCGTCCGACAGTCGAGCTGCGACAAGGCCGGTCGCGTCCTCGGACTTCGAGCAGTCCAGGAACATCGCGATCCGATCCCGATCCACCAGGAACAGGTCCGGTCGGGCCAAGGCGTCGAAGTTCCTCGGATCGACCCACGCGTCCTCAGCCGCGGCCAGCCCGTTCAGGTAGTAGCGGATCGAATCGGCCACCGAGGTGCGCGGGTCGAGGATCTCGTCCGAGAGTCGCTCGAGGTCCGCCCACGGCGCGTCCGAGTACGCCTGCTCGAGCGCCCGCATCCGCTGATCGTCGTCGTACAGATCCGTCGCAGGATCTGCCTCGACGCTGTCGTACAGGATGTCGCGGCGCTTCGCCTTGCCGGCCACCTGCTGCTGCCACGCTTCGAACGTGCGCTCCGCCACCGAGTCCGAACCCTGCTGGTGCGCGTTCGTCATCTCGCAGATCCGGGCCTGCAGCGACGCCGGAGACTTACCGACGTTGCGGCGAGCCACGGCCGCCACCTTGTGCCCGCCGGAGGACTCAGTCATGTGGTGCGACTCGTTCAACAGGATGAACGTCGCAGGGTCACCCTCGGATGACTTCTCCGACGCCGTCAACACCTCGAGCCGGCCACCATCCTTGAGGATGGTGCGGGTCTCACCAGGATCGATACCGTAGAAGTCCCGAGCCTCAGAGTTGAACATCGCATTGGCGATACGCAGCGTGTCCTTCGACTGCGCCTCCGAGTTCGAGGCGATCTGCACCAGGGGCAGCATGTGGCGCTGACCCGTCCACACCCCGAGGCCATCGTCGAACACCAGCTGCGACCGGCCGACCAGTTCGATGTCACACAGCGCTCCACCGAACGGATCCTTGCCGGTGCCCTTCGCGCCGCGCTTCACACCCGATCGGTACAACCACCGGCCGCGCTCGTTGAACGCGTACCACAGGATCAGGAACCGCTTCTGCCCAGGCGTGAACCGCCAGTGCTTGCCCGTCAGGTAGTCCACCAGGCCCGGCTCGTCCGTGCGCCACTCCGCCCAGTCGATCAGCGCCGGACCGAGCGAGTTCTCGATCAGGTACGCCTTATCGGACGGGTCGTCCGGCCACGGCGCCGTCACCCAGGCCCCGGTCTGCGAGTCGAGTCGATAGCCAGGAGGAAGCTCAGAGATCTCGGTAGCGGTCAATGCTCGTCACCTTCGCGTCGCCGCCCGAGGTCTGCTTCGGCCGGTCGGTGATCTCCCACTGCAGCCGCTTCATCGCCATCGGCGACAAGCCCAGTCGGTCCTCGAGTTGCCGCGCCTCCGACAGCATCGCCGCCGAGCACTCCGGGCCCTCACACACGAGCAGGACCTGGACGTAACGCGCCACCGTCCGAGTCCAGCCGAGCTCTTCCCACGCGACCGCCTGCGGGGTTGCCCACAACGATCTCCACAGGGCGGACTGCTGACGGTTCGCCTTGCCGATCGGCCAGGACGGGGCCCGGCCAGATCGGCCGGCCGCTGGCAGCGCGCGCCAGTCGGGCCTCGCGTTGCGCCGACGGGCCTGGGGGTTGGGAGCTGGACCCGGCATGTGCCCACCTCCTGAACATGGTTGTCGTTGCGACCCCCGTACCCGTACAGAGCCAGAGCCCCTAAGCCGATAGCCCGGGGTTCGGGCCGGCGGGGCCCTCCCCCCAGGGGGTCAGGGCAGCAGGCCTGGGTGTCGGGGTTGGGGTCGGCGTCGGCTGCGTCGCGCTCTGCCTCGTGCCGCTTCGGCTTTGGTCTTGGCTTGGTGGCATTCGGTGCAGAGGGTTTGGAGGTTGTCGGGGTGGTCGTCGCCGCCGGCTTTGACGTTGCGGATGTGGTCGACTTCGTGGCCTGGTTGGCCGCAGCGTTGGCAGGTGTGGTGGTCGCGGCGTCGGATGCGTGCGGCGAGCGGTTTGGGGACGCCGCGGTATCGCTGGTGGTCAGTGCTCCATGCCATGCGGGTTCGCCGTTGCTTTGCGTTGTTGGTTGTAGATGTCGAGGACGCGGTCGAGTTCTGCGGTGAGGACGTCGAGTGTGTCGGTGTCTGCGTCGAAGCGTGCGCGTCGGATGCGTGAGCGTAGGTCGATGAGTCGGTTGCGGATTTCTGGTGTGGTCATCGCCGCATCCTGCGGGCGATCCAGGACCAGGGCCAGCGGAGTGTCATCGTGCTGCTGCGATCTTGGCGAGGTCGAGGAGGGCTTGTGCGGTGTCGATGGCGTACCAGGTGATGGTGCGGATCATGGCCGGCTCCTCGTGTTTCGTTTCGTTTCTTCGTTACGTGTGACGTAACGGAACGTTGGGTGTCGGGCAGCGCGCACCTCGGCCGTGTACGTGCGGAGTCGTGGGTGTGGCTTGCGTCCTGGTCCGCTGAGGAACCCAGTGCTGGTGGGTGCGGGGACGGTTGACCCGACGGGTTTCCGGGTGTGTCCGGAAACGCGAAAGCGCGAGTGCCCGGTGGGGACATTCGCGCTTCGCGTGAAGCATAGCAAACAGGGTGGGGCTAAGGACGTATGTCCTGGTGGCGCGTCATGCCGCTGTCGTCTTCCTGGATCTGCGCGTGGGGTGTGCGAGGTGGGCGGCCAGGACGTCGCCGACACGGAACAGGTATTGCTCGTCGCTGTCTTCGTCGATGTGCACTGGCTGGATCTTGCCGGCGGCCTGGAGGGTTCGCACTCGGTCTCGGTTGAGGTTGGCGTATTGCTCGCCGAGTTCGCGTGCGAGGGCTTCGATGCCGCGGGCGTTGAGTCGGGAGTCGGATGCTTCGAGTTGGTCGGCGTTCATCCAGCGTGGGTCTTTCGGGCGGTCGACGATGCGGCGGGTGCGTTTGACGACTTTGCGGATGTCGACGAGTGCGGTCTCGGCGCCTTCGCACATTGCGAGTGCGATGATCCAGCGTTTGAGCCAGCGGGCGATGTCGGTGGTGTTGTTGCCGGCGTCGTAGTCGATGTGCCGTTGGTCGATGACGAGGCGTGCCCATCCGGCGAGTTCGTTGTGGAGTTCGTCGGCGGCCTTGCTGGCGTCGTCGTTGTACGGGAGTGGTTGCTCGTCGCTGCCGCTGCGGATTCGCATGCCGGTGCCCATGCGGTCTTGGCGGGCGATAGCTACGGCGAGGTCTTCGACGAGGGAGGGGATGGAGGCTGCCCAGATGTGGGGTGGTGCTTTGTGTCCTGGGTAGAGCAGCTGGGCGAGTTCGGCCTGCTGTTCGCGTGGGAGGTAGAACGTTTCGCTCACGCTGGCTCCTCGATGGTGATGTGGACGCCGGGTGTCTCGTCGGGTTGGGCGAGTCGTTTGGTGGCGTGGAGGTCGATGACTTGGGAGTCGTCGTGGAAGCAGATGCCGGTGAGTGCGTCGAGGCAGGCCCGAGCGAGTTTGTCGGTGTCGGGGCGGCGGATGGCCGGCGGGGTGGTGCGCTTGGGCGCCGATTTGGGGCGTGGCATGACGAAGTCCAGGCGGACACTCACGGGACCGCCCAAAAGTCGCTCAGCGTGCGAATGAGAGGCCAATGCGATGCGCTCTCGCCACGGTCCGACGTCTTTCGAGGACTCGACGAGGATTGCTCGCCCTCCGCGCACGCCCTTGAACGATTTCGACCCCTGAGGCGCTGGTCGACCTGGTACGAAAAATGTGATCATTTCCCCTCCTTCGCCTGAGCTTCAGCGCGCTTCCGGGCCCGACGCTCCCGTTCGATGCGTGCTTTGGCAGGGCGCCGGCGTATCTCGTAATCCGCCGAGCATGTCGGGCATCGGCGCTGCCCTCGAATGACCGCGAGCTCGTGGCCTTTCACGCATGTCCGCATGCCGGTCGGAGTGAGCGTCGACCGATTGAGGTTCTCTCTCGGACTGACGGGCTCAAGGTGGGCTGGGTTCACGCAGTGCCGAACTCGACAGGTGTGGTCGAGGACAGATCCTTCGGGAGGGTCTCCGACGATGAGGCGATAGACCAGCCGATGTGCCTGGTGCGTCTTGCTGTTCAGGCTGGCCCATCCATATCCATCGCGACTGCGCGACTTGGTCCATATCCAGCATCCGGACGGCGCAACCTCGATCGACGCGATGATGTGTTTCGGCAGCTGGGGTGCCGGCTTGCCGGGGACGAAAAACTTCATGCGGACACGTCCTTGAGTCGGGCGGTGCAGGGCATGCGGCGGGAGTTGCCGTTGATTCGGTTGGTGCAGGGTTCGTACGGTTCGGCTTTGCAGGTGGGGCAGTCGCGTTCGACGGCGTCGTTGACTTGGTAGGCGCCTGGCACGGGTGGGCCGTCGGCGTTGATGGACAGTCCGGCGTTGAGTGCGGTGCCGTCTTGGTCGATGACGAGTCCGTGGCGGGTGTCGTTGTCGAGCTGGCGTGCTTCGCGGGCTTCCCGGTCTTCGCGATCGGCGCGGTCTTTGCGGATGTCGACGGCGAGTTTGTTGACGTGGACGGGTTTGATCCAGTCTTCGCTGGTGGCGTTGTGGATGCGGACGGCTTCGATTGCGAGCTGCCGGTCGAGGTCCGGCCGGAGTGCTGCCCCCCATGCGGCGATGTCGCCTTCGCCGATGGTGCGGCGGTCGTATGCGGCAATGGCGGTGAGGATGTCGATGACGTCGTCTCGGGTGAGGGTCATGTGAGCTCCAGTGGTCCGGGCCATGTGCCGGGGTTGGTTTTGAGTGCTTGGGTGGCGGCGATGCGTTGGTCGGTGGTGGATGGTCGGTCGCGTACTCCGTTGGGCCGGTTGGTGGCTTTGAAGACGAAGTTGGCGATCTGGGTGGGTGAGGTCATGTCGCTGGCTGCCCAGGCGTCGATGCCGGCTGCGATCTGCTCGGGGGTGTAGCCGGATTGGAGGCACCCGTCGGCGGCCTGGGCGATTTTGGCGAGGGTGTCCCCGGGGACTTTGCCGACGCGGGTTTCGTAGGCGCGGGCGATGGCGTGTGCTTCGGGGGTGTGTGCGGTGGCGTTGAGACGTTCTGCTACTTCGCGCCCTCCGCGCGGTCGCCGCGCGTTGCTTACGTGAGGGGACTCTTCTACGTAAGTAGAAGAGTGTTTATGTCTTTGTGGTGACGCGACATCGCGCGACACACCGCGCGACTGTCGCGCGACATTTTCGTCCTTCTCACGCTTCTTCCTGATGCGGTCGCGGTCTGCTTTACGCTTCTTGACCTGGCGTTCCAGTGGTTCGTTCCACTTGAACCAGGCGGGGAAGTCGTAGCCGAAACCGTCGCATGATTCCGTCATAATCCCGTTCCGAATGAGCTCATCAACTCGTCGCGAAACTGACCGCAAACCGAACTTTTTCAGCGCGGTTTTGGACAGGTATCCGGAGGTTTCGTTGTCGGCCATGTAGGCCAGTGCGCGCACCAGGAGGGTCTGCGCTGCTTCGCTCACACCCTGGTCGTCGAGGTCGATGTAGAACTTCGACGAGAGCGCAAACCACTCCATCAGTCGGTCCTCCTTTCGTCGTTGGTGGGTGCCCATTCGCCGCGGCATTCGAGGGTGGGGCAGCGCACCATGCCGGCCGGGGGCCGCTGCCCGCAGGTGGGGCAGCGGCGGTCCGGGGTGTGGTGCGGGTTGGTGGCGGCCTTGATCGCTGCCGCGGGCTGGACGTGGCCGGTGATGGTTTCGGTCATCGTGGTGCGCCTCGGAGGGTGGCGAGTTCGTCGTCGCGGAGGCCGGCCATGAGTTTGTGGCTGCCGCGTTCGGCGAGGTGTGCGATGTCGTGGCGGATGTGGTCGGGCAGGATCTCGCGGTTGTCGAGCGCCCACCGGCCGATGCGGATGGCAGCGTTCGCGTCGGTGACCCTCATTGGTCACCGACCAATGTCTTGTGCTCGTTCACGGCCGCGTTGAACTCGAGAACGGCGGCGAGGTGATCGAATCCGCATGGCGTCGATGTCGCCTTCACCTGCCCGCAGTTTCGGCATGTGGCGAGCGTGATCGTCGCGCCTTTTGCGGAGCCTTCTAGCCAGAGCGGAAGCTTCATCGTTCACCGTCCATCTGTTCGTAGCTCATGCGTCACCATCCAGTTCGGTGCGGATATCGCGTCCACAACGCCGCTCAGTGTCGAACTCCCACTGCTCTTCGCTGCTTGATCCCACCATCGGTGCGGCCTCCCAATCGGCTGCGAGAGCCCGGACCCGATCGAGTGCGTCGAGGAGTGCGGGCAGGTTGTTCCGCGCCCACACAATCAACTCAGCGTCGGGAGTATTAGCGACCGGGTGCATGGATCCAGGGATAGCGATTGCCGTTAAGCCAGGGCTTCGCTCGGAGGGGTGGCTGGTCCACGGTCCGGGTGTGGCTGCGTCGAGTAGGCGTCGCCCGTCTGCGATCTGATCGGGTGTCATGATGCGTCCTCCCAGGACCCGTTCGGTCCGTAGTCGCTTTCGTCGAGGTCCCACTCCTGCTCTGTCAAGTGGTTGCGCACCTGGTCGTGACCGCATCGGGTGCAGCGGCGAAGGACCAGCCGGTACGGCCAGTTCGGTATGGCGACGCGTCCCTCGGTGGTGACACGTTCGGCGCGGACACCGCAGTGCCAGCAGAGTTCCGGGGGAACGACTTCGGAGGTACCGTCCATGTTTATCTGGCACATGAACGGGTCTGCCGTGAACTCGCCCCACTCGACGGGGTGACCGTCCCACGCAACAGGGAGACGGCGGGCGGTGGCGTTCACTGGTCACCATCCAGGGCGGCGCGCAGCTGGTCCGTGCCGACGGACGCGGGGAATGGGGTGCCGCCGAACTGGACACCACGCGATGGCGACTGTTCGGCATCGTCGATGAGCTTCTGGACGCGGGCGATGGTCGCCTGTGCTCGCTCGAGGTCTTCGCGGTAGAGCAGGGCTGCGTAGTTGGCGAGTGATCGACCGAAGGACATGCCGGCTCGTTTGCAGGCGTCGATGTTCTCTCGTGCCGCCTTCTCTGCCAGTTGGCATCGTCGGTTGAGGCGGGTGTTCGTAGCGCGCGCTTCGAAGAGTGCGGACTCAGTTTTCTCGGCGTGGCTGGCCCACCCGTCTGCTGCCTTTCGGAGGTCGCTCGCGCGGTTCTGGGCTTCGGCACGGGCAAGGTGGGCGCGCTCGAGGTCGGCTTCCAGAGATTCGATGCGGTCGAGCAGCGCAGGCAGGTTGTCCCGCATCCACATGGTCAGCTCGAGGTTCCACGGTCCGGGTAGGGCTTCGTCGAGCAGGCGCCGAGCCTCCGTGATATCGATCGGCTCAGGCATCGGCGATCACCTTCCGCGAATTGGCTGCCGCGCCGTTGAACTGGCCGGGGATCCACCCGTACAGCCCACACTCTCGGCACTTCACGTTTTGCCATCCGTGGGACAGACGTGAGGAGGCCACTTCTGCTGCGTCGACGTAGCCCAACGGCAGAGGCCAGTCGTGCAGCGCGTTCAGGCAGCTGTCCCGTGGAGCGAGCTTGGCGTAGTCACCGCCACAGATGAACATCGTGTTCGTCATCGGTCGTCCTCCGGCAGGTGTGTGAGGGCGGTGTGGACGGCTTCGGCCCATTCGCAGGTGCCGCGCCAGGTGTCGGCGAGGTCGAGGCCCTGGCCGAGGAGGCGCAGGCAGCGGGCGAGGCCAGCGTCGAGGGTGCGTTCCCTCTTGAGGGCGTCGTCCAGTTCGCGTTTGAGGGTGGCGTTTTCGTCGGCGTGGGTGAGGGCTTGCCGTTCCTTCACCTCCAGGAGGTCACGCAGCCTGTCGCGTTTCGTTTCGGCGGCGACGACCCGTTCGGCGAGGTCTGAGTTGCGGCATTCGAGGCGGTCGTTCGACTTCCGCAGGATCGACACCTCGAGCCGAAGTTCGTCGATGTGCTTCACCTCGGCGGCGATGGTGGTTTCGAGCTGCTCGATGCGGCCCGGATCGCTCGGCAGGTTGAATGCGGCGCTCATGCTCGGGCCTCGATTCGGCGTTCGATGTCTTCGATGCAGTCCGTGACCCACACGAGCAGCAGCCACGAGGCGGTGGCCCACCCGGCCGCCGACAGTGCGGCGGCCGAGCAGACGGTGAGGGCGGTCCTCACTGGTCACCGCCGACGGATGGGTCCTCGGGCTGCTCGAGGAACTGGATGAGCGCGGCGGCCTGGTCGGCGGTGATGTCCGCGGCGGACCGGATGTGGTTGCCGAACTGGGCCTGCAGGTACTCGAGCTTCGCAGCCTTCGTCTTCACCCCGGAGGCGTCGAGGAGTTCGGCGATGCGCTGCTGCTGCTCACGCGACGACTTCGGATCCTCCGGCTCCTCCGGTTCATGGTCCGGCGCCGGGGCCGGCGCCGGGGCGAGCGCGGCCTTGAGTCCGGCCACGCCACGCTTCGGTGGTCGAACCTGCTCGACCGTCGCCTGCACGCGCTCGAGCTCTAGATCCTCAACGGAGTGCGCCATGCCGAGGAGCACTTCAGGGGCGAGCTTCTTGCAGACTTCGGACGCCGCCTTCGCGTACAGCATCGCCTGCGGGTCGGTGTCGTACTTCTTGTTGGACGTGTACTGCGCTTTACGTGCACGTTCGATCGTCCACGTAGACGATTCCGATTGACCGGTGCGCGGATCGTCGCCGGCCACTGTCACGGATTCGTCGGTCGATTCGACCGTCCAGATGCGGTAGCCGCGGGACTTGAGGATGGCGACCATCGTGCGGGCGTAGATCGCCGGGGATCCATGCACGGTGAAGATCTGCTGCATGGACTGGATCGGTGTCAGCCCGAGCTCGGCCCCGTACAGGATGGCGGCGGCGCCGTCGCCGGGCTTGCCTTTGTAGCGTGCGGGGACCATGTCGGTGGCGCACATGGCGTCGGCGAGTTGCTTGGCGGCGCCCATGGCCTGGGCGTGCTGCATCAGCTGGGCGACGGCGGTGGATGATGCTCCGGTGGCTGCGAATCCTTCACCCGCGGGGAGGATGTCGGATTCGTTGAGGGGTGCGAGTTCGTTGCTGGTCATATCACTTCACTTCCATCAGTTGTGCGCGTCGTGCGCGCTTCCGTTCGCTCAGGCATGACTTGCAGATACGTCCCCCGCCAGGCCTGTTGCGCCTGTAGGTGTTCTCAGTGGTGAATTCGTGCCCGTGAATGCAGTGGGTCTTACTGGCGTTGACATGGACTCCATGTCGCACCTGGTCCAGGAGGTTCTCTGAACGGGTTCCCCAGTACAGGTTGTCGACCCGGTTGTTCTTGTGGTTTCCATCGATGTGACACCCCTCGTGCCCGATCTGGCATGGACCAATGAATGCCTCGAGAACGAGTCGATGAACGGTGCGCGTGCTTCCGAATCCGGCATTCATCAACCGGACAACTAGGTGGCCGGATTTGATCGGACACGCCTTGAGGATCTGACCTCGATGCGTGTGCCTCAATCCGTTTCTCCTGGCAATCACGCGGTCGACGCTGCGCACACGGCCCTGATCACTGACCTCGTATAGTCCTTCCCATCCGACTACCGGGCGCCACTGCTCGGTCATGCGGCTACATCCTTGAGGAAGTCCGATCGCGTGTTCGCGTACAGGCTCACGCTGTCGCCGCGGCCGTTGCGGCGGTCGGCGATCCTGTGGCCGCGGCAGGTGGCGTACTGGGCGCGGCCCATGGCGTCGAGGACGCGGATCTTCGCGGCGCGCACCTCGGCGTCGACGAGTTTCTGATCAGCCACGGCGCGCAGGTACGCGGTGGCCAGGTCCTCGTCGAGTTCGACCTCGGCGTCCCGGTCGATGTCCGGGTTGAGTCGTTTGAGGCACTCGTACGTCGTCACCGAGTTGTCCAGCTCCGGGGGCACGCCGGCGTCGAGGCTGGCAACCCAGGCGCGCACTCGGTCGAGGATGACCTCGGCCACCTCGGGGTCCCACTGAACCGGGTAGATGCGCGGGTATCCGAAGGCCGGCCAGGCGACGAGGTCAGCATCATGGATGCCGGACACGAGCATCTGCCAGGTGATCTGCGCAGCATGATCGGCGGGGATCTCGCCGGATCCGTCGTCTCCGAACTCTTCGAGCGACCGCGGCGCCTTGACCTCGACGATCTTCCGGGCGCGGCCGCGGGAGGCGCGTAGGTCGATCGTGGCGGCGTTGGGGAAGCCGAGTTCGGGGAGGTGGAACTGGACTTCTCCGGTGCTGGCGCGCCATCCGGGGTTTCGGAGTAGCCAGTATTCGCGGGCTGCCTTCTCTGATGCGTGCCCGAAGTCGAAGAGTTCCTGTGTGGGTTCGTCGATCGGTGCGGGTTCGACGAGGCCGGCCATCTGATGCCACAAAGCGAATTGGGATTGGTAGCGGGAGATTCCCAAGATGCTGGGGATCTTGCTGGCGGTGACGCAGCGGATCCATTCGGGGCTGCCGGGCGCGAGCTTCGGCATCTTCACTAGTCGACTCCCATCTCGCGGTCGACCTGGGCTTCGTGGAGTCGGTCGGCGTGGGCGCCGTCGTCGAACTCGAGGAAGACGGGCCGGTCGGGGTCGTTCCATTCGGGGTGGCTCACAGTGCCTCCTCGGCGGGTCCGGTGACGGCGGCGTTCTCGCGGTGTGCGCGGGGGTCGTAGTGGTCGCCGGCGAGGCAGGCGGGGGCGCATTTGGCGGAGCGGATGGCGTTGCAGGTGTTGCACTGCCACAGGTTTCGTGGCGGGGCGATGTATTGGGTGGTCATGGGAGTACCTCCACGGGGAGTTCGAGGTCGGCGATGGCGCACCAGGTGCCGGTGCCGGCGTGGATGAGGTGGCCGTTGACGGTGACGGCGAAGATGCGGCCGGACTGTTCGCGGATGCGGGTTCCGGTGCGGAGCCGCCAGATGAGTCGGTCGTAGTGGATGGTGATCGGCGGCGGTGTCGTCACTGTCCATGCGTCGGCCGGGTCGGCGCCCGGATCGTTCCAGCCGCTCATGCCGCGGCCTCCTTCTGCGTGTGGCGGTGGCAGGTGCGGCACATGCCGGAGGTGAAGTGCCCGACGGTTCCCGGGAACTCCTTTTCGGAGGTCTTCGTGGGGCGGAGCCTGCGGCCGCAGGTGCCTTGGCACACGTCGGGCATGCGGAAGGTGGGGGGCTTCGTGGTCCGGCCGTCCGGGTACTTGTGGTAGCAGCCGGAGCAGTAGCCGCGGCCGGTGTGGGATTTGGTGCCGGGCCAGTCCTTCGCTGATGCCTTGTTGGGGCGCATGGCTCCTCCGCATCCGCGGCATGCCCTGGTCCGGTCCTGTTTGGTGGGGGCGACGTGGCGGGCGCAGGTCTTGCACATGTGCCGGTTGTCGGAGAGAACGGATCCGGGGTGGGCAGCGGGGTCGTCGTGACGTCCACGCAGGGGCCGGCCGCAGGGTCCGGCGCAGGTTCGTGTCTGGGCCTGGGCGGATGGTTGGATCAGTCCGAGCATTGCGAGGAGTTCGCGGGCGTCGTCTGCGTTGCGCGCATTGGACGCGACGGTGCGGCGGGCCGGGTCGATCACCCAGTCGGGGAGGGTGGTGTCGCCCCACTGTGCTCCTGCGATGGTTTCGCCGGCGGCGATGTCGTAGCTCACGCGGACACCGCCCAGGAGTAGGCGATGAACGCGAGCATGGCGATGAGGCCGATCATGGAGGCGATGGCGAACCACACGCTGGGCAGTTCGTTCGGACGGCCGACGAACACAGGCAGGTGGTCGAGCTCCACGTCGGACTCCAGCACCTCGAGCTCGTCGGCCGGCACCGGGGTGTTGTCGCACAGCAGCGCGCACGGCACAGTGCGGCGCGTCTGTTCGTAGATCGGAAGGTGCTGCATCACTTGGCCTCCTTCGTGGCGGGTTCGGCGGCCCATGACGCGGCGATGGCTTCGCCGAGGGCGATGATGTGCGTGTAGTGGGCGGTCCAGCGGCCGACGTCGGCGGGGTCGCGGTGTTCCCATTCGGCGCCCTGGCGGCGCTTCACCTCGGCGGCGAGCCCGTCGAGGGTGCCCGGCCCCCAACATCCGGCCTGCACCTGGTGGCCGTCCTTGGTGCGCCAGATGGTGACGGTGATGTCCTCGGAGCCGACGGGCCCGACGGTGAGATGGTGCTGGGTGTGGGTGATCTCGGCGTTGCCCCAGACGCTGGCGTTGTCCAAGACGCTGGCGTTGCCCCAGACGCGGGCGTTGCCCCCGACGCTGGCGTCGTCCAAGACGCGGGCGTTGCCCCAGACGCGGGCGTCGTCCCAGACGCGGGCGTTGCCCCAGACGCGGGCGTTGCCCCCGACGCTGGCGTCGTCCAAGACGCGGGCGTCGTCCCAGACGCTGGCGTCGTCCCCGACGCGGGCGTTGCCCCAGACGCGGGCGTTGCCCCCGACGCGGGCGTTGCCCCAGACGCGGGCGTTGCCCCCGACGCTGGCGTCGTCCAAGACGCTGGCGTTGCCCCAGACGCGGGCGTTGCCCCAGACCCAGCAATCACCGTCCTGTGAGAGGTTCTGCTCGTTCTCGATCCAGCCGCCCAAATCGCCGGCCTTCACACCGTGCCGCGGAATGTCACGGAGCGCCTTGATGCGGTGCAGGGTGCGGACTGCGAACTCGCGGGTCTCAGAGGTGAGTTCGTACTTGAGTGTCATTCGAAAGTCCTTGTGTCAGAAGTTGGTGCCGGTTGCGCCGCCATCCCCACAGCGGCGCAACCGGAGTCATGGGAGGAGAGCCAGGATGAGGGCGAGGGCGGCGATGCCGGCGGCCCACAGCAGCAGCGCGGGCGGGAGAGCGAACACGATCCCGCGGAATGCGCTCATGCGGCACGCACCTTGATCTCGTAGCCGAACCCGACCTGCGTGCGCCCGTTGGCGAGCTCCATCAACCACATGTGGCCGGCGGCGGGGTGGTCGGCGATCTTCTCCATGGTCACGATCGGGCACAGCGCGAACGTCACGACGCACCGCCCTCGTCGTCGTGGGCCTGGCCGCGAAGGTCATCGGCGAGGTTGGCGGCGTCCTCGCGAGACAGTGCGATCTCGAACTGCACCGGACCGGCTGTGACGGCGAGGGTGATGACGTCGTTACCGTCCTCGTCCTCACCGAGTCCGGTGACGATCAGCAGGTCGTCGGTCTCCACAGTGGGGATCGGCAGGGAGTAGTACGTCACCTGGGTGTGGGTTCGGATGGTCACGATGCGTCCTTTCCTCCGTCGATGACGAACAGTCCTGCGGTGTTCTCGTTGGCGGGCAGACCATCGGACGCCAGTTGGTCACGCAGTTCGAGTTCCCAGCAGCCCGGCCGGACTCGGGTGCCTTCGCGGCGCTTACCTCCGTGGACGCCACCACTGTGCAGGTAGAAGAACCGCTTTCCCTTGTAGGTGGGGTGTCGATGTTGGGTGCCGTCGCGGCGGGTGCCGGCCTTCGGTCCTTCGGTGCGGACTGCGCCCTTGCCGAGCTGGTTGATCAGGTAGCCGTTTCCGTACAGGTGTTCCATGAACGCGGTCTCGGTGATGGCGGAGAAGTACTTTTTGTGGAACTCGCGGAGGGTGAGTCCGTCTCCGCCTTCGATGGCGCGCTTGAACTTTTCGCCCATCTCTGCGCGGGCCTGGGCTTCGAGGACTCTCTTCTCGGCGTCGACGAGGCGGAGGGCGTATTCGAGCCCGGTGAGGGGTTCTACGTCCATCGCCCGGACGCGGTTTTCTGAGTCGAGGAGGTAGTCGCGGACTCGGCGGGCGATCGTGGAGTCGCGGAGCAGCATCCCGACCCGGAGTACGGCGCGGCGGGGGAAGAGGGCGATTCGAGAGGCGGAGGAGGGGACGTTCATGTTGAACGTCTCCTCGAACAAGGCGCGGGTGACGACTTGGTAGCCATCGTCGTCGAGCTCGTCGCGGTTGCGCTTGACGACCGTGAGTACCGTTTCGCGGTCCACTTCGTAGAAGGTGGCGACCATGTCGGTGGTGGCATGGAAGCCGTCGGGCAGTGTGGCGAGTACGCCGACCTTGTCGAGAGCGTCCGTGCGGGGCGCGAGGGAGTTCCGCTGTTCGCGGGCTCCGGGTAGAGTGAGGTCTGACAT